GCAATGGGCGCGGCTACGGTCACATCGGCGGTGACGGGCCGGGACGCGTCCAGGGCCGCCTGGGCCAGGGCCACGCTTTCCGACGTGGGGATGCCGTCGTCCGTGATGGCGTCGGTCATGATGCGCACGGTGACGGTTCCCGGGCCTAGCTCCAACGGAGAAACCCAGACGCGGGTCACGCCGGGCACGGCCAAGACCCAGGCCTCGTAGTCGAAGTCCGCGCCGCCGTGCGGGGCCTGCCGGACGCGGGCCAGGAGCCGCGCGCGCAGGGAATCGTCGGACTCGGCGTCCGCGCCTCCGGAGCAATCCTCCACCGTGGCCACGGACTGGACCCCGGCCACGGGCGAGGCCAGGGAGAGCTTCGCGCGCGGCCCGGTGTTGCCGGATGCGCCGGATATCTTGGCCTGGATAGGCACGCTGGCTGCGCCATCCGCCAGAGTTGTCTCCACGGTGACTACATACTCCGCGGCGTCGGCACGGCGCAGCAGCGCGCCCGCCGGGAGCACGGCCCCGGACGTGCCGCTGATCAGGGCCGTGCCCGTGGCCTTGGCCGCCGGGGTGCGTGCGATCTTCCAGATGCCTGCCCAGCGGTCCAGGTATTCGACCTCGGCGGTGTCCGGCATGAGCTGCGCGGACAAATAGTCCAGGTAGCCGTAGAGCCCGTGGGTCACGCCCGCGTGCATGGTGGCCAGCACGCCCAGCACGGAGCGGCGCAGACCCGCGTCGGCCCCTTCCAGGCGCGATTCGATGTCGGCCCGGGCGCGGCCCAGCAGCGTGGCCAGATCAGGACGATCAAAGCTCATTCATGGCCTCCCAAAGAAAATTGTAACGATATTGCAGTTTCGAGGCGTCCGGCCGCTCAATCTCCACGGCTAGGCCGAGCACGCCCTGCCGGACCACCTCGGCGCTGACGCGCACGGCCCTGGCCACGCCGTCCTCCACCAGCCAGGCCAGAGCTTCCTCGGCATACTCACGCGCCCGCACCAGCACGGACGAAAGCTGCTTTTCTCGGCTGAGCAGCCAGAGCCGGGAGCCGTATTTGTCGTCCAGTGCGGCGGGATAGGCGTCCGCCCACCAGCCCCGGCGGTCGCCGGTGTTGTCCGGCAGCACGTCGTCCTCCTCGGCTCGGCGGTCGATGAACAGGGAGAGAACCACGGCGGTTTGCAGACCGCTGTCGCGCACCAGGTCGAGGTTTTCCAAGGCTAGGTCCGCACCCATTTCCTTCCAGATCAGCTTCGCGTCCATCTATTCGACCTCCGGCGGCTGAATGCCGTGCTCGGTCGCGGTCACTGTGGCCCCGTCATGGTAGGTGTCCTGATGCCAGGCCGTGCCGCCCACATAGGTGAGCGTTTCGCCGTATCCCGCCACATCCATGGTGCGGGACTGGCGCGCATGCAGCTTCAGATGGGCACAATGCGCCTCAATGACGCCGCCGCGCCGGAGCACGATGCGGTGTCCGTGTTCGGCCTGGTCCTCGTCCGTGTAGAGGGCTACCTCGCCGTTTTGCAGGCCCTTGAGCCGGTAGCGACGGTCGTCCACGGCGATGACCACGGTATTCGACCGATGGCCGCCCACGGACAGGGCCACGCCCTCGGCCCCGGCATGGGGAACGGACGTAAAGCCGTATTCCTGGAAGCGCTCGACCCCGTCCATGACCTCGTCGGCCAGGAGCTTGACCTGGACTTCCTGAAGCAGACGGGCGTCGTCCACCAGGGTCAGCACGGCGCGGGTCACGATCAGGGACAGACGGCGACGCAACGGGGCCAAAAGCTTTTGCAGTGTGCGGATCACGTCCAACCCCCTTCGTCGCCGCCGGGTTCCGGCAGGGGCAAGCGTTCGAACGTCTCCGGCGGGCAGAGCTTCAGCTCGCTGCGCAGGCCCTGCTCGTCCAGCACGAGGCCCACCTCGGAGATGAGCAGATCCCGGTCCATGCCCAGCCAGGAATCGCACAGGCGCACCAGGCGGTTGGGCATCCAGAGTCCAGACTCGTTGGTCCAACCCTGCACGGTCACGGAGAGGGACCGGGAGCGGCCATAGCGTACGTTGCGCTCCCATTCGGCCCGCTCCTGGGCCGTGGCCCCGTCGGACTGCTCTTCGGTAAGCACGGTCAGGGGGCGGTGGCGCGTGACAGCCTTGTCCACGGCGCGGCCAACGGGTTGGGCGGCGGACTCGCCGGACCAATCGTCCGTACCCACGGTCTGCCCCTTGATCGTGTATTTGCTGAAGCGGTCCCGGTCGCTGAATTGCGCGGACATGGAAAGGATGTTTTCGCCCAGCACAAGCGGCGTGCGCACGCGCTGGCCGGAAATGCGGGAGATGACTAGGTTGCCCTGGCCGTCCGAGAGCAGCAGCACGCCCCGGCAGCGGGCCGCCGCCTCCAGGGTCTCGAACACGGTGTCCCCTTCGTCGTTTTTCATGCGCTGAAACGGCAATCCGCGTTCCGCCCGGTTGATGACGCCGATGCCGTAGGGCTGGCACAGCCGCTCCGCAATTTCGGCCAGGGTGAACAGCGCGAATTGCGTACTCGGTGCCGAGCAGTCCACCAGATCCCCGGTGGCGTCCCGGCCGGACACGGATACGGTGTGCTCGCGGGCGTCGTAGCGCACGGACACGTCGTCCACCCAGCCCGTGATCACGGTCCGGCCGTCCACACGCAGAGTGCAGGCCGCGCCGGGCCGGATGGGCCGGGGCACGTCCTGGCCGGGCCAGCGCTCGGACACGGAGAGTTCAAACGTGCCCGCAACCTGCTCCAGGCCGCGCTTGATGTTGATGGTCTGCCAACCGCCGTAGCTTTGCCCGGCGAGGTGCAAGCGTACATCGGGCTTAGTCATTGGTGCGCACCTCCAAGGGCCTGCCGCCCGGTACCGCGCCCGGGTGGCGGATGCGATTGCGGCGCACGATTTCGCCCGCCCGGGTGGCGTCGCCGTAAATTTTGTGGGCAACCACAAGACCCGGCAACGTTGTGGGCGGCGTCCAGGTGGTCAGCCGGGCGAGATTCGCGCCGCGCGCGGTCAAATCCCGGACCAGGGCCACACGCAGATCCGTCAATCGGCGGTACACCGGGTCGCTGGCAGTGGCCGCGGCGTCGTCAATTGCTGCGGCCAGCTCCGTGCGCAGGGCAGCGGCCTGGTCATAGGTGTCGTACGTCAGTTTGGAGGCCACACGCACGGATGATATCAGGGCAGTGCGCTCCACCAGGGCATCGATGGCCAAACGGTTATCAGCCTCGCGTACCCGGGCCTGGGTGGCCGTGGCGGGCAGGGCCGCGCGGCCCGCCGAGGCATCGGCAGCATAGCCGCGCAAGGAGCGATACCGGTTGAGGCTTGACCAATTGACACTTGACCAATCAAAGAAGGCGGAAAGACCAAAACACAACGAGGCAACGCGAGAGGCGAGAGCGGATGGCGTTGACAACAAGTCCAGGACCTCGGTCCGGAAGAGGCCCAGATTCGACATTATTTGTTCCGCCATTGCCACGGGCAGGCCAGCCAACCCTGCAACGGACTGCATGTCATCCGCCACGGACAACAACCGGGACAGAGCGGATTGGCGTACCCATTCGGGCAGCCCGGCCACGCGGAAACGTGTGGGCAGGTCCTTTTGTATAGCGGCCTGGGCCGCATCCGCCTGCTGGTCCACGACCCAGGCCGTGTCCGTGACCGCGTCCGGTTCGGCGGCCTGCCCGGCCTCCACAAAGGTAATGGAAAATTTGACGTAGCCGCCCTCGCGGGTGGTCTCGCGGCGGCGGTACTCGTCCACGGCCACGCGACGCGTGCCAAGCCAGGGATGCACCAGCGCGCCCGGATCCGATGCCGCGAGGGCGTCTTCCAGTTTGTCGGCCGCGGCCAGGTAGTCCGCGCCAAGCAAAAAGCATTCGATGGAGCAGCGGCGGGCCTTACGGCCCATGTCCTCGGCGTAAGGCTTATCGCGCAGCGGGTATTCGTGGAGTTGCACCCGGCGGCCCGAGGTCAGCTCGTGCGACTCGACCTCAAACGGTACGCCCCGAAAGGACGCCTGCCGCAGCTCGTCACGCCAGCTCACCGGCCCACCCCCGGCATGTACGGACCGGAGTCCACGTCAATCTCGCCGAAGCCCTGTTGCCGGACCGATGTACTGGTGCGCAGCATGCCCATGAGTTCCGGACCTGCCGTCAACTCCACCTTCAAGTCAGCCTGGGCGGGTTGGGGCTTCTCCTCCTCAAACCAGTCTCCGGCGAGATCTCCCACGGCGTCTCCGAGCCAGGAGCCGCCCAACGCGCCGCCCACGCCTCCGATCAATGCTCCCAGGGCTGTGCCGACCCCCGGCAACAACATGGTGCCGACGGCCGCGCCGGCGGTAGCGCCCCCCC